CAATTCCCGTCTCGATCGAAGGATCTACGACGGAGAGTTGATCCCAGCTCATGGTCCCGGGGCAACTGCCGATCGAAAGAAAGGCAATAAGAAGTACGTCTTTAATGAGTACTCCACCCGATTGGACGAGGTCTTCCCTTATGGGGAGTACGCTCTTCCTTCGTGGTCACTTTGGTGGCACACGAACCATGTGGACTTCCGTGAACCTGGACGTGAACGGCCCGTAAGGGTGATTCACGTACCTAAAACGCTGAAGACCCCCCGCATTATTGCTTGCGAACCTTCATACATGATGTTCATGCAGAAGGGGTTGCTTGCTTTGATGCAGGAGGAGATGAGGGCTGATCTTAATGCCTTCAACTTCGTCTGTTTCGATGAACAGCTGCCTAACCAACAGCTAGCCAAGGAAGGTTCCCTTACGGGTAACCTAGCTACCTTAGATCTTAAGGAAGCTTCAGACAGGGTCTCCAATCAGCTTGTCAAGGAACTGTTTCACTACTTTCCTCACTCGCGTGAGGCGGTAGAGGCAGTGCGTTCCCGATCGGCTGATGTCTCGCTAGAATCCGGCGTAGTAAACGTCCGGCTTGCGAAGTACGCGTCTATGGGTTCAGGACTGACCTTCCCCCTTGAAGCGATGGTGTTTTGCACCATCGTCATGCTAGGGATAGAGTCGGCCCTCAATCGCCAGCTTACCCAAAAGGACCTTACGGCCCTCTACGGGAAAGTGCGCGTTTACGGGGATGACATCATAGTCCCCGTAGAATATGTGAGTTCCGTGATGAGTGCACTAGAACGCTACGGCGCCATAGTGAACACTCGGAAATCTTTCTGGACCGGAAGGTTCAGAGAGTCCTGTGGGGCAGACTTCTACGCCGGGCAATCTGTGAAGGTTGCACGAGTACGTCGGGTCTTCCCCAAATCACGGAAGGATGCAAAAGAGTTGGAGTCAATTGTCTCACTGCGGAACCAGCTTTTTGAGCTGGGATACGAAAAGACAGTTGCTCACCTTGACAGGCTCCTTCGTAAGAAGAGTCTGCTAGGTAAGCATTTCCCTGTTGTTACTAGGGAGAGCTCTGCTCTTGGGAGGTGGGCACACGGTGACCCTTACGAGGTTCATCGTATGCATGAGGATCAGCAGAGGCCTTTGGTAAAGGCCTATGTTGCTGAATCCAGGATACCGAAGAATGAAATCAAC